AACGGGAATATTTGATAATCTAGATAAATTATACGGGTCAACAACGGGAGGAACACCAACTCAAACTGCAACCGAAACTGGAGGTGGATTTGAACCTTCTGGAATAGAACCAATGTCACCGCCATCACCACCCACACCTGAAGAACCTGCTGGAGGTGAAGCACCACCCGAAGGAGGTGAAGTTACACCGGAATCTAAATCTAAAGAACTGAACATTTTAGTTGAAAATAACTTTATTGAAGGTTCAACAAACATAGATTTGTCACATGGGCAAAATTCTTTGGGTGAAATTACCAAGCAGTTAGACAAGTTACTAAATTCCTAATATTTATTTGTAAACCTACAGTAATGACATTCGGACAGATAAAAACCGCCATAGAAAACCACTTGATTGAATCTTACAAAAGTGAAAAAGAATTCAAGAAAAGTATCAATGAATTTAAGTCTAATATATTGAATAATAAATCAATATCCAAACTTTATTCTGTCTATGACCAGTTATCTACAAATCAAGGTTTGAACGAAAGTGATGCTAAAGATTTTTTAGAAGAAGGATTATCTGTAATCAATAGAATTTTACCAACAGTAAAATTACCCAAACTTGCTAAAGAGACTACTAATAATAATTACAAAAATATTGACACACTAGTTTACACAAATAATTTAAATTTATCTGAACGCGTAAACGCTAAAAAGGAAATCATTCAAATTTTGAAATCTGAGAAAGAAAGTCTGAAGGAATCTATAAAGTTACCTGTTTCTAGTATGGTTAAAATTGCCAATCAGACATTAGAGAATTACATCACAAATATGGATGAAGATTCTAAAAAAGTTTTCATGAATGTGGTAAAAACAGATAGTAAAAACTTGAAAGAGGATTATCAAAACTTAAAAGAATCTACAATAGATAAATTAAAAACAATCCTCACAAACGAATCAGAACAGGAATTAAAATCTAAAATACAAGAGACTATAGAGAAAATTCAAACTCAGGATTTTAATCAGATGAACTATGTAAAATTAGTGAGTTTGGAAAAAAACCTATAGGTTCGTTTTCTTTCTTTGAGTATATTTTGCTTTTAGTAATGCTTTTCTTTTAGTAACAGACTTCTTTTCAAATTCTTTCTTTTCCAATAACTTTTGATTTTGTTTTGTCTTTATTACCTTAGATTTCAAAACTTTCAAAGCCTTCTCTAAATTTTCCGATTTGGTTATTTCGATAATCAACATATTTTATATATATTGTGTTTTTGACAATAAATAACTTTATGGTTACTTTTGTATCAAAATAAACTATGAAATATGAAAATGAATGAAAAAAGGAAAAAGTGTAAAACTAAATTTATTTACACCAATTAAATCAGTATACGGAACTGTGGATTCTAAAAATTTAAAGTCAATCTACATAAACATTCAATCTTGGGTTTGTCCGAAAATGGAGTATGATAATTGGAATAGAGTTGTTTGTAATTTGAATCGTGAAATAAAACACTCTGTATATAATTCGATAACTGAGGAAATTTTTTTAGAGAAAAATATCGTTGATTTAGATTTAAGAACGAGTGGTATAAACAAAGGAAAAAAATCTTTTTTTAATTTGGAAGTAAATTTATTCGTTTCTCAGGACTATGAATTCAAGTCACCAATTCTTAAAGAGGGTATCAAAAAAATTGTAAAAAATATCTATACTAATAATATTTCCAATAACAAATATTTTGATTTTTCGAAATCAAAAAATTAAACAATACTAGCAATATATTTATCTTTTAAAAGGAAGAATGAAACAACTCAGAATTTTAGAGGCACATGAAACAGGACATGGTATTTTAATAGAGATGGACGCTGGTTATGTTTCCCCAAGAGATGAACATAATGCAAATATGTTAAAAGAAGCTAAAAATTTGGATTATAGAAATCCTTTTGAATTTTATGCTGTACTTCAGAAGTATGACACCCCAAACAGAAATGGTAGGTTTTACCCAGAAAAAATTTTGAAGAGAGAATCCGATAGATATAAAAAAATAATTGAAAAAGGATTATCTACTTCTGAATTAAATCACCCTGAGTCTTCACTTATAGATTTAGATAGAGTATCACATCTTATCACTGATATATGGTGGGATAAAAATATTCTAATGGGAAAATTAAAATTATTGACAACTCCAGTGTTTCACGAGAGGGGGATAGTATCCTCTAAAGGGGATGTTGCTGCTAACCTTATGAGACAAGGTGTCACTATGGGGGTTTCATCAAGAGGGGTAGGGTCTTTGAAAAAGGTCGGGGAAAGAAATGAAGTTCAAGATGATTTCGAATTGATTTGTTTTGATTTGGTATCTTCACCTTCAACACCAGGTGCTTATTTGTTTTCTGATGTAAATGACAGACACAAGTACGAAGAAAATTTGGAAGAAGAAAAAAAGGTTAAATCAGACCCAACCACAAACAAATCACTTGATTTGATGAAAAAATTATCCGATTATTTAGGAAAATAATTTAACTATGGACGAAAAGTATTTTGTAGCAAAAATTCAATATGAATTACCCGACGAAACAACAGGGAAAATTAAAAAAATTAGAGAAGAAAAATTGGTGAAAGGTTTTTCAGTGACTGATGTTGAGGCCAAGGTTACAACAAGGTATCAATCTTTTTCTTATGATTGGCGAATAACCTCAGTTTCAGAGAGTAAAATTGATGAAGTAATAGAAAAATAAAAGTGGTCAAACGACCACTTTTTTTTTTGGTGATATTTATTGGTTATGGTAAAAAGAATAGTTGCATCAGGAAACATTGAAGGTGTGGATTATGATTATCTATATAATACCAATAGTTTCAACGACTACTTCAATTATCTTGATATATATAGGCCTTACGAATTGAGTTTTGCTGGTTTGTCTGAATTTCAAGATACAGGTTTAGAAACACAGGTGGTTTTTGATGTGACCTTTGTGGGTTTGGATAATATCACCAAAAGTTGTGTTGTTTTAGGTGTGGATTATAAAGACGTTTATAATTATATGTCACAGAATTTTGGTAAGGTAATAAAAATAAGTAAATCAAGTTTACAAATAACAAATATCTAATTTATGTTTCAGTTAGCATATGACCCTATTGGTGGTGTAGATGGAGGAGGAGGTAAACAAGCCTTGGGTTATTGGAATGTTGTAGTTGATGATGGAACGACTCATGTATGGACAAATACTAACTCTGATTATAATAGTGCAAAACAAATTATAAATATCGAGGCGTATTATAGTGCCAAAGGGGCCTCTATAAGACAAATGAAATTCGTTGATGGGGGATATACAATTTGGGAAACCCCAAGAGAAGCAAAATTCTATCGTGTAAGAATATCTTCAAAGGACCCCAATAAATTCAAAAATAATTTGATAATTGCTGCAGAAAATTATGACGCAGCTTTAACTGCATCTTCCGCATTTGGAGTTACGAAAACCATATCGGATAGTCCAATGATTTTTATGGGCTCAATAAAATAAATTTTATGGCAATTTACTTAGTAACAAAATTAAATAACGGGAAAAAAAACACTTATCTATGCAATGCCGCAAGTCCATCATCCACACTATCGATTCCAGGAGAATATATACAAATAAGTTACGCAAATACTGACAATTTATTCAATATGAACTCAGGTCTGTCAATTTATAATGCCATTTATTTTGATGGTGAGGGAACAAAACAAAACGTTTATATATCAGAAAGTTCATTCGACTCTGTGTTCGAATTTTTATACAAATTTTTTGTCGATAAACAAAACAGATTATGTTTGGTACGAACTGAGATAAAATTATGAATAACTATATAGTAAATTGGAGTAATGGAATTTCACAAGAAAATTTTCTTGTAGTTGCAGATTCTTTTGGTTCATGTGCCGAGATTGTCATGTCAAAAAAGGCGGAAGAGGGTTTTATATCGTCCATATATAATACAACTTTATCTATTGACAAAAATATGGGTGCTAATGTGTATTATATTGGTATGGGTGACGGAAGTGAATTTTTTGTGACATCATCAAGTTGGCTCGAAACGAAAAATTGGGTCTACGGTGCTTTGGGTTCTAACATCGATACCATAATGTATATGGGTCTGCAATACATATCTTAAATTTTTTTATTAGTTGAAAATCAACTTTTTTGGTATTTGGTAATATTTATAAGATAAAAATTAGATAATTTCTCATGCAAGAAAATAAAAATTTAGTAGAAGAGGCGCTCATTCAAATGAAAAATGTTGAAGAGGCTATCGCCGAGAATGCAAAAGGAATACTTGCTTCGACTATGAAGGAAGAAATCAACCAATTAGTAAAAGAATCTCTTTCTGAACAAGATGAGATTGAAGACGACGAAGTTGAAATGTCTACAGACGTGGATGACACAGAAATGGACATGGATACTGATAAAATGGATGATTTTTCAGACGAAATTGAAATCGACTTTGAAAATGAACCCGAAACTCAAGATTTAACCGGTTTACCCAACGACGAACTTTTCAAAATCTTCAAACGTATGAATCCTGAGGATTCAATCACCGTAGTAAAAGATGGTAATAATTTACACATCACTGATGATGATTCTGATGTTGAGTATTTAGTCAACATGGGTGAGTCTAAAAACAAAAGACAAACTATGAAAGAAGAAATGGAAGAAGCAACAATCGATGACATTATGGCGACTTTATTCGATGAACCAGGAACTGAAATGGAAGTTGACGTAGATTCTATGGAAGATGATACTGAAACTGACTAGAAGAATCAGACGATTTGGAAGAAGCTGATGATTTAGAAGAATCAGACGATTTAGAAGAAGCTGATGATTTAGAAGAATCAGACGATTTAGAAGAATCTGATGATTTAGAAGAGGGTAATTGGGAAGAGTCTATTGAGGAGTCTTACAATCACAAGAAAGCGATAAAACCTAAAGGTGTTGGAATTGGTAAAGGTCCAAAGTTCTCATACAAGACAACTGCAAAAGGTGGTTTCAAAGAGGACAAAAAAGAAGGTCCTAAAACTATGGGAACTGGTAAGGCTAAATTCGAATACAAGAAAGGTGCTAATATGGAAGGTAAATCCAAGAAAGTTGAAACCAAAGAAGGTCGTCAGGGATATAAAGATAAAGAAGATGAAAAATTGGGAATGAAGCATGGTAAAACAGCTATGAAGCATCTCAAAGGTTCACATTCTAAAAAAGAAAAGTCTCGTAGAGATGACGCGGGTTTCGAAAAAAGAGAAACTAAAGAAGCGGCAAGAACTTACGGTATGGGTTCTAAAGAAGGTAGAGGTCTAAGAAAAGGCATCACTAACAATAGAAACTTTGTGTATGGTTCTAATGGTGTGAAAGTAGAATCTCTTGAAGCAGAAGTTAGTATGTTGAGAGAAAAAAATGATGAGTATAGAAAAGCATTAAATGTGTTTAGAGAAAAATTGAACGAAGTTGCAATCTTCAATTCAAATCTTGCATATGCTACTAGACTTAGAAACTAAACCAATAACTGAAGCTGTTGAAACAAAATTAAATAAGAATGTTTCTTCAGGTTCAGCAGTGAATCTTATAGAGTCAAAAACCTACGAAAATCCTCAATTCTTGAGAATGAAAGATTTGATGAGTAAGATAAACTAAAAATAAATCAAAAAAATAAAATAATACTACAATGGGAGCATTATTAGAATCAGGTCTTGTTGGTAACATCGGGTTAAAACACCTTAAAGTTATCAAAGAAGACACAATCGGAAAATGGGACAAATTAGGATTCTTAGAGGGTCTTAAAGGTCACATGAGAGAAAATATCGCGCAGCTTTATGAAAACCAAGCTAGCTATTTGATAAACGAAGCTTCAACGACATCTGACACAGGTGCGTTTGAAACTGTGGTTTTCCCTATCGTTAGAAGAGTATTCTCTAAATTGTTAGCTAACGATATCGTATCTGTACAGGCTATGAACTTACCAATCGGTAAATTGTTCTATTTTGTACCTAACATTCAGAGCTATAGTGATACTCCATCACTTCCAGGTCTTTCAGAGCACTACGCACCTTATGGAGCACCAAATGGTCCTGATTCACCAAATAAAGGTTATAACTATAACGATGGAAGAGACCTTTATGATAGATTTTATGAAGGTAACGAACCAGCATTAGACCCACCAGGTTTATTTGACTACTCAAAAGGTTCATTCTCAACAATTACATCAGCAGTTACATCAGTTGTTACAGCAGCTTGGGATAATACTACGTTGAATTTAGTACCAAGCGATTACAACCAAACTACTCCGATTGTAGGTAACTCAGCAAGTAACTTCAGAAAAGTTCTTGTAATCATGAGTGGATTCGCACAAGCAGCTGCTGGTAAATTGATTGGTCCTGATGGTAACCCAATTGACACAGAAGCATTCTTGTCTGATTTGACAATTTATGGTGTTTCTAGCAACACAACTACTGCGGGTGGTGGTCCTTATCTTTTCAGAGTAGTAACTCAAAGATATGGTAAGGGTATCGTAGAATACGGTGACAACAATGCTCGGTTAGACTTCCCGAATTCTTTAACTGATGGTGGTCAGTATGATAACATTTGTGATGTGAATGGCAACATTTACTTGGAAATCGACCTTCAGGTTCCTGTATGTATGAAGCTGAATTGACAGCTTTATTGTCAGAGCAAGTTGCTGCTGAAATCGACAGAGAAATCTTGAGAGACCTCAGAAAAGGTGCGGCTTGGAACTTGAGATGGGATTACAACGGATGGAAGAGATTAGGTAACGGTACTGGTGCTGTTTCTTATACTCAAAAAGACTGGAATCAAACTTTGATTACTGCAATCAACCAATTGTCGGCACAAATTCACAAATCTACTTTGAGAGGTGGTGCTAACTGGATTGTTGTGTCATCTGAGGTTTCTGCAATTTTTGATGATTTGGAATATTTCCACGTTTCAAACGCGGCTCCTGAGCAGGACCAATATAACATGGGTATTGAAAGAGTAGGTACTCTCGCTGGTAGATATCAAGTTTACAGAGACCCTTACTTCCCACCAAACCAAGTGTTGATTGGACACATAGGAACATCGCTTCTTGACACAGGTTACATCTACGCACCATATGTACCATTACAACTTACTCCAACAATGTATAATCCATTCAACTTCACACCAATCAAAGGTATCATGACTAGATATGCTAAGAAAATGGTGAACAACAGATTCTATGGTAGAATCACAGTTGATGGTGTTAGAACATTCGATTTGAAAGAGTTGAGATAATATGGTCTAACCAAAAATATAAAAGGGTCCCTCGGGACCCTTTTTTTATTCTATTATTTTTTTTGAAATTTGAGAGTTTAAAACCGCTAGAGATTTAGATATTAGTTCAGTTTCAATCATTGTGAAAGCACCCTTTTCATATGCGTATTCCAAGGATTTAGTGATAAAAATAATTGATTGTTCCAATGTTAAATCGTCTATTAAATTTCTTAAATCTATAGGAGAATTGTATCCGATAGATTGAAACAAGTATCCAATTGGTTGATTATTAGATTCCATATTTAAATTTTGAGATATTTATAAATAATAATCGATTGGAATGAGAAAAACAATAAAAGAGGCTACAACATCAGCTAGCTCGGGTAAATTCAAAGTACCTGTAGTTTTAGCACCTCAAATTTGGAAAGACAATCAATTGGGTCCCTTTACTGATAAAGTTTATCATTATGATAATGCAGAATTGGCTTATGAAGAAGCGGATGGTGATTATTTAGAGTCACCTGAAGAAAGACAAGAAATTGAAAATAAAACTGATAAAATTTCTCAGGTGGACATGTATCTCAAACAATTTTATACAGGACAAAATGATGAAGAAGGGTCTGCTTTGAACCCCACAATGTCTGGTTTACCTCCTGAGGTGGCTGATTTGGTGAATCAAACTTTGGAGGAACAACTAATCAAAGAAGATTTAGCCGTGTGGTTCGGAAC